ATCAAGACTTGCAGGGGAAACAGGTTTCCAATTAGGACGTTCTGATAACATTACAAGAGATGAACTTAAATTCACAAAATTTGTCCAGAGACTTCGTAAGAAGTTTTCTATTATGTTCTTAGACATGTTGCGTACACAACTTCTACTGAAGGGTGTTATTGCAATGGAAGAATGGGATACATTCAAAGAGCATATTCAATTTGATTTCTTACAGGATGGACATTTCACAGAACTGAAGAATGCAGAAATTCTTCGGGACAGACTAGATATGCTCGGACAAGTCGAATCATATGTCGGTCAATACTTCTCTAAGGAATATGTTAAGAAACACATCCTTAGAATGTCTGATGAGGAGATTGAAGAAATTGACAATCAAATCAAAGATGAAGAAGGTGGAGATATGACAGGTGACGATGACGGTATGTTCGCACATAATGATCCAAAAAAAGGAGATAAATAATGGATAATGTAAAAGACTTTGTAAGTTCAATTGCATCAGGCGATAACCTTGCGGCGGAGACACACTTTAATAATGCTCTTGCAAAAAAGGTTGGAAGTGCATTAGAAACAAAAAGACAAGAAGTGGCACAAACTTTTGTGACACATCACATTTCAGACTCAGAGGTAGAAAAAGATAGTGAGTAAAACTCTTTCACAGTTCAAACAAGAACTACCAGAGAAAGATGAGCATAAGAAGTCGAGGGAGTATCAAAAGTTATCTCCAGCGATGAAGAAGGCTATTGACGCTATATTCAAGGAAATGGATGCGAAACCTAACAATTTCCTAAATACTTTTGAAAAAACAATAAATAGTGTTTCCAAGAAGTTCAAAGTTCCGCATAAGGCACTTATGGACTATTTTGAAAAAGAAATGCTTACAATTTAGGGATAGAGTAAAATGAAGATAATCGGAGCAGAAGAAGCACTTGCAACTGGTACTACCAAGGGCAAAACCGCTACTGCACACTATGTGTTTAATAACGGTTCAAAGCAGGCAGTTACAATTAGAAACGCTGATGATGATGGCGATACTGGTTCAGTAAGAATTAACGCAAACGCTGGAGTAATTATCCATACTGATATTGGAGTCGGGATGCGTGGTGCAACCTCTCTCTTTATTACTCCTATCGTAGCATCGGGGTTCTAATATGAAACTAATAGCAGAACAGATACAAGAAGTAGAATACATCACCGAAGCCAAAGAGGACGGTGAAAAAGAAATGAAGATTCGTGGAATCTTTATGCAGGCAGACATGAAAAACCGTAACGGTCGTGTCTACCCAATGGGTGTACTTCAAAAAGAAGTCGCTCGTTATAACAAAGAATTTGTTGCTGAAGGTCGTGCATTCGGGGAGCTGGGTCATCCAGAAGGCCCTACTGTCAATCTTGACAGGGTATCGCACATGATTACAAAACTGGAAGCTGATGGAAAGAACTTTATTGGTGAGGCGAAACTGCTCTCTACTCCAATGGGGGAAATAGCGAAAGCATTAATCAAAGATGGTGGTAAACTTGGTGTCTCTTCAAGAGGTATGGGTTCTATCGAATCTAAGAGTGGTGCTAATTATGTGAAAGACGATTTTTATCTTGCCACTGCGGCAGATATTGTTGCAGACCCATCTGCACCTCAAGCCTTTGTTGAAGGGATTATGGAAGGTAAAGAATGGATTTGGAACAACGGAATACTCAAAGAAGTTGAGGTTGCCGAACTCCATGATGAAATCAATGAGTCTGTAAGACGTAAACAAACTAATGTTTCCGCACTTGCATTCGCAAAATTTCTGTCTAAACTTTAATCATTATAAATATGTTAATAAAACAACCAAGGAGAAAATCCCAATGTCAGAACTAGACAAGACAATTGAGGAACTAGAGGCGGAAGTCAGTGCAGAGCTTGAAGAAGCAAAAGCACCTGGCGCAACTGCTGGTAAAGGTGACTCAATGGAAAAACAAGAAGGCGATGTTGAAGATTTGGGTAAACCTGTCGTTGATCCAGAATCAAAAGACAGTGCTGGTAAGAAGGCTTCTGCAAAAGTTAAGAAAGCTGCAGAACCTAAAGCTAGCGCAACCAAAGAAGAAACTGAAACTTCAGACGATTCTGAAACAGAATCACTAGAAGAAGGTAAGATGACAAAGGCTGAAATGTTGAAAGCAATGTACTCTGAAATGGAGAACATGAAAGCTGGAGACCTTAAAGCGTCTTACGACAAAATGATGGCAAAAGATGAGGAAGAAGATAAAGAGGAGTCTGTTGACGAATCTACATTGGAAGACCGTCTTGCGTCAGTTGATGTATCAGAAGATGTTTCTGCACTAGTTAATGGTGAAGAAATTTCTGAAGAATTTAAGGAAAAAGCATCTACAATTTTTGAAGCAGCTGTAAAATCAAAACTTCGTTCAGAAGTTGAGAGAATTGAATCTGCAAAGGTTCAAGAAGTTGCTGAAGAAGTAAACAGAGTCCAAACTGAGTTAACTGAAAAAGTTGACGCATACATGGGTTATGTTGTTGAAGAGTGGATGAAAGAGAACGAAATTGCAATTGAACGTGGTCTCAAAGGCGAGATTGCAGAAGATTTCATTTCTGGACTTAAATCACTTTTCGAGGAGCATTACATTGATGTTCCAGATGAAAAGTATGACATCTTAGGAAGTCAGTCTGAAAAGATTGATGGACTAGAAGCCAAACTCAATGAGCAAATCGAGAAGTCTGCTGAACTAAAGAAGCAGAACAATCAATTGGTTCGTGAGTCTGTTTTTGCAGAGGTTTCTTCAGATTTGGCTGACACTGAAGCTGAAAAATTCAAATCTCTTGCAGAAGATGTAGATTTTACTGATGAAGATTCTTTCAGAAGTAAACTCGACACGCTCAAGGAAAACTATTTCCCGAAAGCAACAACTGTCGCTGAATCTGTAGATTCCGAATCTGAAAGTTCAGAATCTTACGATACAACTGGTGCTATGAGTGCTTATATGAGTGCAATTAGTAAAAATGTAAAGCGAGGTAAGGTTTAAGCTGCGGAAGATTTTATCTTTCAAAAATTAAATTCTTATAAATATTATTAGAAAAAACTCAAACAAGGAGAAATAAAAATGTTTCAAACTGAACATTTACAGGAAAAGTGGCAACCAGTCCTAGAACACAATGATCTTCCAGAGATTAATGATTCTTATCGTAAGGCTGTAACTACTGTTATCCTAGAAAACCAAGAAAAAGCACTTCGTGAGGACTCTGCGTTCTTATCAGAAGCTGCACCAACTAACTCAACTGGTTCTGCTGTTGATAATTGGGATCCAATCCTAATTTCATTAGTCAGACGTGCTATGCCTAACCTTATCGCATACGATGTGGCAGGTGTACAACCTATGACAGGCCCAACTGGTTTGATTTTTGCAATGCGTTCACGTTACACTAACCAAAGTGGTACAGAGACTTTCTACAACGAAGCAGACTCTGACTTCTCTGGTGACGGTACACAAGCAGGTACTAACCCAGCGATTCTTAATGACTCGCCGGCAGGTACTTATACTGGTGGTACTGGTATGGCAACTGCTGATGCAGAAGCTAAAGGTGACTCTGGTTCTAACCACTTCGCAGAAATGGCATTCTCAATTGAGAAGCAAACTGTTACTGCAAAGTCAAGAGCTCTTAAAGCAGAATACACAATGGAATTGGCGCAAGACCTTAAAGCAATCCACGGTTTGGATGCTGAAACAGAACTTGCAAACATTCTTTCTGCTGAAATTCTTAACGAAATCAACCGTGAAGTTATCCGTTCAATCTATGTAACTGCTAAGCCAGGTGCTCAGACTGATACTGCAACTGCTGGTATCTTCGACATGGACGTTGACTCAAACGGACGTTGGAGTGTTGAAAAGTTCAAAGGACTTATGTTCCAAGTTGAGAGAGATGCAAACGCAATCGCTCAAGAAACTCGTAGAGGTAAGGGTAACATGATTATCTGTTCTTCTGATGTTGCATCTGCACTTCAGATGGCTGGTGTTCTTGATTACACTCCTGCCCTCAACAACAACTTGAATGTTGACGATGCTGGTAACACATTTGCTGGTGTTCTTAACGGACGCTACAAAGTGTACATTGACCCATATGC